ACCGATGCCTATAAACAACCCATTAAATTAGAGGAGGGGAAATGAAGGGCGTGTTAACACTACATAAAGAGGTTAACAGAAGCAAATATAACAAGTTTGTCCCCGAAAAAACTCCGCCTGATATTACAAGGCTTTATGATATACGAAAAGATGGGTGGAGAAAGAAGCGAGAGGAAAATTGCCAGATACAGACCGAGAGATAAGGCTTAAGATATTAAATCAGGTCAGGGACTCTTTGGGGGAGTTCGTTAGAATCTTCTGTAATTCGTCTTTAACGAGTAAAACCCCCGATTTCCATAAGGAATTGTACGAGCTAATCCCTAATACCCCAAGATTGGTGTTGGCTGCACCAAGGGGTTTCGCTAAGTCTTACATAGTTTCAAGGTTCTATCCTCTTTGGTTGGCGATTATGATGAAAAAAAGAGACATAGTAATCATAAGTGCTTCCGAGACCCTTGCGATTGAGCATTTAAGGTGGATTAAAAGAGAGTTAGAGACCAATAAAGACCTTTTAAGTTTCTTTGGGCGTAAGTGGATTTCAGATAAGTGGACAGAGAACCACATAATCTTAAATAATGCCGAGAAAGTGAATATAAGGGCGAGGGGTGCCGGTGGTCAGATAAGGGGTTTTAGACCAGACTGCATCATACTAGATGACATAGAGACAGATGAGTCGGTTACAAGCGAAGAACAGCGAAATAAGTTAAGAGATTGGATATTTAAGGCTTGTATTAACGCCTTGACCCCCGATGGGCAGTTTATGATGATAGGGACTGTTATTCATACTCTATGCCTACTAAACGAATTTTTACAAGATGAGCGTGAGGGTTGGATAAGAAGAAGATATAGGGCGTATGTCGGGGAGCAGAAAGCTGGTAACGAACTCTGGGCAGAGTTATGGAATCACGATAGATTACAGAAACAGAAGACCGACATAGGTACATTTGCATTTTCCTCGGAGTTTCTTAACGACCCACTTAGTAACGAGACCGCTCCGATTAAAGACAATCATATTAGATACTATGATAATCTTCCAAACCAATACTCTTGCGTCATATCTGTTGACCCTGCTTATTCTGATGACGCTAAGTCCGATTACAAGGTAGCATCGGTGGTCGCCATAGACCCCCAGCAGAATAGATACTTGGTCGAATATATAAGAACCCACGCCCCAATAGGTGAGTTCCAGAACTCCATTATAAACCTTTACATAAGATACAAAGATAGAATTACTGGTGTTGGTATCCCTAATCAGGGTGTTGAAAAGTCGTTCTTTGATAGTTTCTCTAAGAAATGTTTAGAGAGGCGGGTTATAGGGATTCCCATATCCGAACTTTCCAACACATTTACCAACACCGCCTCTGGAGTAAGTGCAAGAAACAAAAAGTCGAGAATAATCGCCTCCCTACAACCTTTGTTTGAACAGGGTAAATACTATATTCGCAAAGAACATATCGAAGCCAAAGACGAGTTACTCACGATAGGTGCTTCACGCTGGGACGACTTAGTAGACACTCTTTCATATGCCGAGCAGATACTACAACCAGTTTATTATGACGCTAAGGAAATGGAGCAATACCAACTTAGACCTGTTCACAGGGGGATAACTGGATATGGGAGTAGCGAGTGATACCTACGAATGCTTGGACGGATGAAGATGGTTTTTATGATGATTTGTTTTATAGGTTAGTTATAACCACCAAACCCGAAAGAATAGTTGAGTTGGGGACTTACGCAGGACATTCGGCTAACTGCTTTGCGAGGGGGCTTAAAGACTTAGGTTTTGGTCATTTGGATTGTTGGGATTTATGGGAACATTATCCATATAATAAAGTTCCTAAAAGCGAAGCCCTAAAGAATTTAGGCAGACTTCCAGTAACTCTAATCCAAGCCGATGCCTTTGAAGCGTATCAGAACTACCTACCTAATTCGGTGGATATTTTAATGGTGGATATATCTAATAACGGGGATATATTCAGAAGGATTCTAAGGGACTGGTATCCGATAATTAAATGCGGTGGGAAGATTTTAATGGAAGGTGGCTCGAAACAACGGGATGATATATGGTGGATGAAGGAATTTAATAAAACCCCAATCAACCCCGTTCTATCAGACCCAGATATAACACATAAATATTCTATAAAACTGTATGAGCTATTCCCATCGCTAACGGAGTTTACAAAATATGATTGATTTGTTCTTTCCTTATGTCCCTGCGGAGGTTATTACAGAAGTTACGGACACATTAAAATCAAGATTTATAGGTCAGGGTGCAAGGGTAGATAAGTTTGAGAAGGACTTTGAAAAGAAGTTTGACGTAAAGTATGCGGTGTCGCTTAATTCTGGGACGAGTGCCTTAGAGACGGCTTACGACATACTGAACCTAACCGAGGGCGACGAAGTAATTACAACTCCACTTACTTGTACAGCCACTAACCTACCCCTAATCCATCGAGGTGTAAAGATAGTTTGGGCTGATATAAACCCTGATACTCTTTGTATCGACCATAAAGACATTAAACGAAAACTAACGGGTAGGACTAAAGCGATAGTAAATGTTCATCTTGGGGGATTAGAAAGCGACATAGGCGAACAACCCGTTCCCGTTGTTGCGGATTCCGCACAAGCTCTCGGAGTGTTTAAGGGTGATTATGTTTGTTGCTCTTTTCAAGCAATCAAGCATATCACTACTGGCGACGGGGGTATGCTAATCTGCCCTAACGAACAGGACTACCGCAAGGCTAAGTTAATGCGGTGGTTTGGAATAGATAGGGAAGCCAAGCAGAAAGCTAATTGGCAAGCCTACAAGACAAGACAGATGACTTTCGATATAGAGATGGTCGGTTATAAGAGGCAGATGACCGATATAGCCGCAGGTATGGGGATAGTTGGGTTAAGGCATTACGATAGGGTTATCGAACATAGAACCAAACTTGCCAATTTATATATAGAACTTCTTAAATCAACGGATGTAAAAGTAATTAACGCACCTAAAAACACTTGGTGGTTATTCACAGTTCTTGTGGAAGATAGGGATAATTTCGCCAAACTAATGACCGAGAACGGAATAGATACCAATATGGTGCAAATTAGAAATGATGTCTACAAGATATTCGGTGGGAAAAGGGCAGACCTGCCAGTAATGAACTACATAGAGGATAAATATATTTCCCTGCCTTTAACTATGAAAACTACTGATACAGATATTGAATATATCTGTGATGTAATCAAGCGAGGATGGTAGTGGCAAAAAAGAAAATTGAAGATATGCAGTTACAGAACGCTCCTACTTCGGTAGAGACGGATGAGTTTTTCGAGAAGATAGACCGTAAGATTGCAGAGGCTAAGAATGCTTGTGGGGTGTGGAAGTCTAATCAGGATAAATGGCACAGACTAAGAATGTGTATTAAGAAGGACAAGACCTTCCCTTTCTACGGGTGTGCCAACCTACGCCTACCCATCATAGAAACAAAACTCAGGAAGTTAAAATCTAACCTTGCTAAGATTATATTCGGTCAAAGACCTATCGTCCAAGCAATTCCATCTCCGTCGGGTAGTATGCAGACAGCCCAGAAGATAGAGAAGTTCTTAGACCATTTGATTATGGATAAGATTCAATTAAAGCCCAAGGGTGTTATAGCGATAGACCAATCCATAGAAAAGGGTTTCTTCCTGCTCAAACCCTATATGAAAACCGAAATAACAACTCGTATTGAAACCTTAACGCTTGACGACCTAACCCCCGAAGAGGGTATGGCTATATTTTCAGGGCAAGTCCCAGGGGAAATATTAAAACAGGAACTCATAGGTCGCCTTGAAGTAGATATGGGTGATTTGGTCGCTTCCGATAATGACAAAGCATTAGAGAAACTTGTCTCCGAGATACTTGCGGGAGAAAAAGAAGAATACACAATAGAAATAAAAGATGTTCTATGTAACTACCCTGATGTGGCTTTGGCTAATCCTGAGTTTGTTTATGTCCCCTCAGACTCCCATTATTCTCCGCAGGATTGCCGAATGATTACCCACGACTTCTTCCTACCATATAATACCGTGAAACAGAATGTAAAAATAAAGGGCTGGGATAAGCAAGCGATAGAGAACATAGAATATATAAATTCCACCACCGACTTGGAGAATGTTACGGAATCTACTAAGTCAACCCGTGAGGGTGTGGAAAGACTTAACAACCCTTCACAACTTGTCCGTATCTACGAGACATATTGCTGGTATGACCTAAACAACGATGGGGAACAGGAGAAGTGCTTATTTACCTTCGCCCCTGAATTTGGTCAGACACTTCGGAAGATTACAATACCTTTCGATAACGGTAAGTTCCCGTTTGTAAAGTTAGTTAATGAACTTTGCGATGACCGATGGTATTCCCACCGTGGTCTGCCAGAAATGATAGCCGACCTTGTAAGAGAGATAGACACGACCCATAACCAGAAGCTGGATTCTCAAACTTGGCGTAATACTCCAATGGTTTCGTTTAGGGCTGGTGTGGTAAATCCTAATCTTATCAAGCTAATGCCTGGGCAAGCCATACCGAGACACGATGCCGATGATATTGTGTTTATGCAGAACACCAATCTTAACACGGACTTCTCCTACGAAAAAGAACAGATGATATTAGAGTCCAAGATAGAGGAACTCGTAGGTCAGATAGACTTCACCTTACAAAGTATGATTAACCGTCGTCAACCAAGAACAGCGTTTGAGGTAAACCAACAGACGGCGGCGGCACAGATGGTATTTTCCCTTGATGCCGACTTATATACCGAGGCTTTCTCGGAACTATTCTCAATGATTTGGGATTTGTGGTGTCAGTATGGTGATGATTATACCGAGTTTGCCTATTTCGGGGAGAATGGTTGGGAGAAGATAAGACTTACCCGTGAAGAAGTGCAAGGAAAGTATAAAGTTGTGGTTAGGGGTAACGACCAGAACTTCAATCCCCAGCAAAGACAGGAAAAAGCCGCTATGATTATGGCGAATGTTCTTAATCCTGTTATGTTGCAGACGGGCATTTCACAGCCAGTCAATATATATAACGCCACAAGAAGATACTATCAGGAACTTGGGATAAGTTCTTGGGAAGAACTTATTACTAATCCTATGCAACTGCCTCAGCAGAATCCCCCTCCGCCCCCAGTAAAGATGGGTATGGAAGATATGACACCTGCTGAACAAGCACAAATCAAGGCTAAATATGGAATACAGCCTGATATGCAGGGGATGATGTTACAACAGCAGGATGAAATGGACGACGATATGAAAGATGTCGCCTTAGAAGGTGCTAAGGCTGGTGTAAAAGCAAGGGTGGAACTCGACAAAGAAAGGATGAAGGCTAATGCCAGAAGCAGACCTGAACGCCCAGAAAGATTTAGTCCAGCGTAAGGAGTTTTTGAGAGAGTTTGTATCACGGGCAACAAGGATAGTAGAGGATTTAGGAAGTAGCAATGCGTGGAATCTTGTATTAGAAGATTTTGAGAAACAACGCAAGCTACTCGATGATAACTGGCAGTATGTGATGGACGATAAGAAGATGCACGAGTTCCGAGTATCTAAGATGGCAGTTCATAAGATACTTAATCTTGTGAATGATTATAAGAATGATTTGAAGGTGGCGGGAGATGAACTCAACGCCATAGAGAACCCAAAAACAAATATCATAAGAGATGTAGATACCGAATAGAAAGGAGATAATGATGCCAGCAAAACCAATAAAAATATTAAAAGGAAAAGGTAAATAGATGCCATTCCGTAGTAAGGCTCAACAAAAATACTTTTACGCCAAAGCTAAAAAATCTAAAAAGTTTAAGAAAATGGCTAAGGAATTTTCTGAGAAAACCGATTTTTCCAAACTACCTATGAGGGTTACGGGATGAACTTTAACCAGATACTTTCTGATACTTTGGGTTATGAGGGCGGCGATACGGTAGATAGTGGCGGGACAACCAGTAGGGGGGTCACGCAGGGAACCTATGATGCTTGGGCGAAAATGAATAAAATACCGACTAAGCCCGTATCTGAGCTTACTTATGGGGATATTTATAGATTTGCCAAAGATGAGTTCTTTGATAAACCCAAAATATCCAAGATAGCAGGAGATAAGATACAACCGATACTATTCGATTTTGGGTATAACGCCTCACCTAAGTCCGCAATACAGGCTTTACAGAAAATAGTAGGAACCAAGGCGGACGGAATAATTGGTGACAAAACTATAAAGAAAGTAAACTCATACATTTCAAAGAATGGTGAAGATTCCCTTGTTGGTGCGTTATTGGACGCTCGGCAGGGGTATAACGACAATCTCGTTCTTACTAACCCAGCTAAATATGGGCAGTATGAACAGGGTTGGACGAATAGGGTTGAAGGTTTAAGAAAAAAGTATTTACCTTAACTCCTTTTTTCCCGCAAGACCGTGCGTTAATCGGTCAAAGGAGCAAGTTATGAACGAAGATGTAAATGTAGCCCCATCAGCTACGCAGGATGTAAATGAGGGTCAGGAGAACCAAGTAGAGTCATCCACTACTGAAAATATCCAGCCGACTCAACCGCTTCCCGAAAGTGTATCTTCGGGTGAAGAAGTGGACGAGAGGGGTGTTCCATTAAAGAATGTCGCTATGGAGTATAAGAGGAAATACAATGAACTCTATAACGAAATGAACACCATCAAGTCTCAACTTCCGCAGATGTTACAAGAGGCGGTCAAGACAGCTATACCAACACAGACGCAAGAACCTAAATATTCCAAAGAGGACTTAATTCGTTTTAAGAACTCAGCGGAAGATGCAAATCAGAGGACTTGGGCTGAGATAGAGCTTACTAAAATAAGTGAAGCCGAAAACAGGAAGTATTTTGACGGACAGATGCAGAGATTTCAGGAACAGCAGAGATTTCAGCAGGAGTCGCAACAGGCTGACTCTATGTTGAGGTCGAAGTATCAAGTGTGTTTTAACCCTGATGGTTCTTGGAATAACTCGCATCCTCTAACTCAACAGATAGCTAATGTCTATCACTCTGACCCTGCTTTGAAATCACACCCAAGGGGTATCTTAGCGGCGGCTGATATAGCCTTTGCAAACTATGCCTTGCAGTTACAGCCTCAACTCGCACAGCAGACAAAACAACTAAAGAGGCAAGTTAAAAATCTACAAAAACAAACGCTCGTAGAGGGTTCTGGTCAGCCTACGAATGTAACCGAGACATCAACCGACAAGATGTATAAGACCTTCGCCCAGAAGGGCGATGTGGACACCTTGAAGGATTTTGTCAAAGCCAAATTCGCAAAGCAGATTGGTAGAGCATACGAGCAATCGAGGTAAATAAATGGCATCACAGACCGTTTATTACTCCGATGGGTCGGTTCGTGAAGACCTACTTGGGGTTTAACTAAAGTTATTGCCCCTCTATCAAAATGAAAAAACTTTGGCGAAATAAAAATTGGTTATTTGAACAGTATGTAACACGCAAAAAATCTATGCGTGATATATGCCGAGAATTAAATATCGGAGAAGCCTGTATCCATAAGTGGTTACATAGGTTTAATATACCAATTCGTTCTCGCTCTGAATCTCTTACTGGAAAGGTAAAAACCTTGGAGCATAAGAGGAAACTATCAGAATGGGGAAAGACAAGGGTAGGAAGTCTTAACCCGTTTTGGAATGGTGGGAAAAGTCCAGAGAAGCATAGAAATCGTTATCGTGGTTGGAGACAGAGAAATAAGGAAATACTTGAAAGGGATAATTTTGAATGCCAAATATGCGGATTGGATATGGATTTACATATTCACCATATTTTGCCATATCATTATTACCCAGATTTAGTTAATGATTACGATAATTTGCTTACTCTGTGTCAACATTGCCATAGAAAAGTTCATTTTGGTCTAAAAAATTCCGCTAATTCGGCGAACCCCAGAACGGGCAACGCCGAGCCAAGCACCGAGTTCAGTAATGAATTGTTCTCCTATTTACGAGAGCAGAACTTGGGGGCGTGTGTAGAGACTATATACGGAACAGTTAGAAATAACTGATGACATAGTCCGACACTCCGAGGAATCGGAGCAAACGGTAAAGAATAACTAATATCAGTCCCCGTGAGACACAGCTAATGACTGGTCTTGGGACTTCCACAGCCAGCTCCGTTAGACACGAGTGGCTTGCAGATACTCTTTCGGCTGTAAAAAGGAACGCCTATGCTGAAGGTATAGACGCTTCTTATGCGGTTACAGACCCGACCAGAGTAATCAATTATACCCAGATAATCAGGCAGGGTAATATTTGGTATATATAGCCCTGTAAAAATTTGGCTAAATGCTGGAAACTCCTAAAGCTCAACATACTGATAAGGTGAAAAATGGATGAGATAAAAATGGACAATCAGCAGGAAAGAATCTTTGCGATTGGATGGTTAGTAGGTATATTAGAGGGTGAAGGTTGGTTTTCTTTAATTGTAAGACCTTCATACAATAAGAAAAATGAGTTTCTTAAACCTCTTGTAGGGGTTGCTAATACGAACCCAATTTTAATAGAGAAAGCACATAGCATATTGAACGAATTGGGCGTTCCGCACCACATAAGTAGAAGAAAATTCAATACTACAAAGTGGAAGGATTCGATAAAGATTGGAATAGTTGGATTAAAAAGAGTTAATAAGCTCCTCGAAATAATATTGCCGTATATGACAAGCAAGAAAAGGCAAGCGGAGATATTAAAAGAGTTTATTGATTATCGAGTCCAAAAACCCTACCATCTCGCATATACAGATTTTGAGTGGAAATTACACTCGGAATTAAAAATGCTAAATCAAAAAGGTAATCCTCAGAGACTACACGCCGAACACGAAAGTGATGATATAGTCCGAGCTTCGCAGAGATGCGAAGAAGTAGTAGAGAAATCCTACTACGATAACAAAACTGTATGACGTTTCAGATACACAGCAGTCGGTAGACCATGCTGGTTTCGCTGACAGGTATGCTTATGAAGCATCAAAAGCTATGGCGATTTGGAAGAACGATGCCGAGCTTGCGGTTCTTCAGGGTTCGCTTGTTTGTGGTGCGGCTGGCACGGCTCGCTCGCTTCAGGGTATAGCGGCTTTCGTAGTCGCTACCAACGTTACCGACCAGTCTGGTATCAGCTTGTCGGAAACCACTCTGTTGGCTTATCTTGAGAGAGTATGGAACTACGGTGCTTCGGTTGACGAAGTGTATGTAGGCTCAACTCTTAAAAAGAGGATAGATGGATTCAATGCTCTCGGTGCAACAAGAGTTGTTGCTCCTGAGGACAGAAGGCTTGTAAACGCAATAGATGTTTACCAGTCGTCCTTCGCTCCGCTTGTCAAGATATTCTTGCACAGGTATGTGAACACTCACTCACTTACTGCAACTATCGCCAATGCTAATAACATAATTGGTATAGACAGCAAGTATTATAAGGTGGCTTATCTCAGGAAACCTGCGATGAGAGACCTTGCGAAGACGGGTGATTCAACGAAAGGTGAAGTGTACGGTGAACTAACTCTTGAAGACCGCACGAATGGTCAGGCGGCGTTCTGGGGTCAGGACCACTTCTAAGTTACACCACTTAGCGTTTCGGGCGGTATCGTATAACCGCCCTCCATTAAATTATGAGCGATAGAAAAGTAACTACTACAGATAGGGAAACGGCTTACAGAAATGTAATAAATATGTGGCTTAAAGCCGACCCGAAGAATATTCAGTATTGCAGGGAAATAATAGCACAGAATAAAAAACGCAGGGCTATGCTGGATAACGAGTTTGGTGCTATGACTAAATGCCCTAAAGATATGAGACTTGGACTTTCAATCCCTACCGACCTTTATTATTTATTAGACCAATACGAAAGGATGCACGGAGACGAAAGAAAGTTTCTTGAGAGCAATGAAGATTTCACTTTCTTCGCCAAGCATTTTCCGCAGTTTGTAGTTCCATCAAGAGTATAGGAGGAATATGGCAACAATCGCACTTGCAGTTATCTGCAAAGATGAGAAAGACAGGATAGTAAATCTCATAAATCAATATCAAGAATATTTCGATGAATTGGCATTTGCCATAGATGACCAAAAAGTATTTGATGAGCTTTCCGACAAATACAGAGAAGATAAAAAGGTAAAACTATATAAGTATTTCTGGCAGAACTCATTCTCTCACAAGAGGAATTGGCTGGCAGAAAGAATCACAAGCGAATTTTATTTCCGTTGCGATACGGACGATTTGATTATAGGCGTAGAGAACCTCCGTGAGTGCTTAAAGAAGTGGGTTAGAAGCGGTTACACGATGCTTTTCTGTAATTACCTGTATGCTTTTGATAAATCAGGCAATCCCACGGCTACGCATTGGCGGGAAACAGTAATTAAAAATGATGGTAACTTATTCTGGAACAAGGATATACACGAAAACATAAATCCTAAATCCAACCGTAAGTTAAACGCCGCCAAGGAAACCGCCATACAGATTAAGCATATGGCTACCCAAGAAGAAAAGAGCGAGTCAACCGAAAGAAACCTTAAATACCTACTTACTGAGTATGAAAAGACCAAAGACAAGCCAGATATGCGGACTGTGGGTTATATTGCAAGGATGTTCTTGGGTCTTAAAAAATATAAAGAGGCAGTTCCATTTTTCGAGAGGTTTTTAGAGGGTTCGGGTTGGGACGACGACAAGTATTTTGGGTGGATTCAACTCGCTATGTGTTGGAGAGAGTTAGGCGACTTAGACACAGCACTATCTTGCGGACACGAAGCCATAATCCTGAATCCTAAGTATCCTGACGCATACTTCTTCCTAATGCAGATTTACTACGATTTAGATAAGATAGACCAAGCGATTGAGTGGGGGAAGCAGGGGTTCTCCAAACCCACCCCAGAGACAATGATAGTCTTAGACCCCACTATGTATACTTGGAGACCTACTGCACAATTAGGTCTTTGTTACCTTAAAAAGGGAAGATATAAAGAGGCTCTTACACTTCTTGAAAAAGCCTATGGTATTGCCCCACACGACGAAGGAATTAAAACTGCACTAAAGTTTATAGCCGAGATTTATGAGGATGATGAAGCCGTTAAAAGTTATCTAAGGCTTATGAATTACACTAAACACGATTTTAGGTTGTTTAGGTCGCTTGTAAGCTCAATTCCACGAAAAATTATTACAGACGAAAGACTCCTCGTAGCTAAAACCCAAATAGAACCTCCGAAGGTATGGAATGATAAGTCGGTTGTATTTTATTGTGGCGGTGCTTGGGAAGAATGGGTGGATAGTTCGGTGGTCGGGGGGATAGGCGGTAGTGAAGAAGCCGTAATCTACCTGTCAAGGGAACTTACCAAGTTAGGATATGATGTAACCGTGTTTAATAATTGCGGTGAACTTGCTGGGGATTACAAGGGGGTTCATTATGTTAATTTCCACGAGTTTAATCCTAAAGACAAGTTTAATATTCTTATTAGTTGGAGACATAATCTATTTGCTACTCGCCCTATCTTGGCGAAAAAGAAATTAGTATGGTTGCACGACCTACCGAGAGTAGATGATTTCCAGTCTGATGAACTAAACTTCGATAAAGTGATTGTCCTCTCTAATTACCACAGGACTACTATAAACCAAGTTCCAGATGACAAGGTTTATGTGTCTCGTAATGGGATTAACATATCTGATTTTGAGAATTTAACCGAGGTGAGAAACCCCAAGAGGTGCATATGGACAAGTTCTTATGACCGAGGTTTGGAACATTTCTTGGGAGTTTGGGGAAAAGTTATAGACCAAGTCCCAGAAGCGGAGTTGCACATCTTCTACGGCTGGAATACTTACGACGAAATGGTAAAGGTTGGTCGCAGAAGCCCTGAGTTCAAAAATAAGATGCTTGAACTAATGAAACAAAAGGGTGTGTTTGAACACGGCAGGATAGGGCATAAGAAGTTAGCAAAAGAGTTCGCTCGTTCTGGGATTTACTCATATCCTACTAATTTTGAGGAGATTTCCTGCATCTCAGCTATGAAAGCACAGGTGGCTGGAGCTATTCCTGTGGTATTAGACTATGCCGCACTCAAGGAGACGGTTAAATTTGGTGAGAAGGTCGTTGGAAATGTCAAGCAGAAGGAGGTGTATGAGAAGTATGCGGAAAAACTCGTGGAAATGCTCAAAGCCGAAGAAGGGCAAGAAGTAATAAGAAAAGAAATGATGCCCAAAGCAAAAGAATTATTCAGTTGGGAGGGAGTGGCTAAATCGTGGCAAGCCGATTTGTTTGTTTAGAAACCAACTGGAATGAGTTGCCTTACTTAAAGTGTCAGATACCAAAGTTCCTAAAGGTATTTGACGATATTTATATTGTAGATGATTTCTCTACGGACGGAAGCGTGGAGTGGCTCAAGTCCGTTGACAGTAGTAAAATCCATATTTTTCAGAGGAAGTTCGATGATTGTCCCCATCAGTTCGACTTCATACTACAACAATGCCCTAAAGACAACACTTGGATATGGTGTGCCACTCCCGACGAACTCCCTACCGATTGGTGGTTTAAGAATATAAGAAATGTTTTAGACGAAGCCGACGCCAAGAATATAGATAGGATTTGGACTACCGTCTACCACCTAAGAAGCGAAAGAGAATGTGCTAATGAGATAGGTGGGGAAATAAGACTTTTTAGGAACGATGAACACCATAAATGTTGGTACACCGATTACCCGCACGAAAGATTAGATGGAAAGTTTGACGGGCATTGTGCATCTCAGTTAGATGAGAGACTTGCCTTCGTTCATTTCAAGCAAGCCGATAAAGATAAATTGGATATTTGGAAGACTGACTATGTTGAAAAGGGTGTTTACAGGCTTTGGGATGTTAATAGACGACTCAATATACCATCCATACCACTCCCAGAGCATATCGAGTATTCAATCACCCCAGAACTTAGGAAATACTTAGGATGGTAGACCCCAACTATTCCGATATAGCAGAGCATTTGGATTTCTTAAAACAGATTTGTATGATGGTTGAGGCTGAATTAATCTTAGAATTAGGGGTAAGGTCGGGAAACTCCACGAGGGCTTTTCTTGAAGTCGCAGATAAGTTGGACGCTAATGTAATTTCAATAGATGTTGACGATTGTTCCAATGTGGCAAATAGTCCTCGCTGGAAGTTCTATCAGATGGACGATTTGAAATTTAACCAATATTTCCCAGTTGATGTGTTATTCATAGATACATCTCATACATACGAACAAACATTACAAGAATTAGAGAAGTTTGAACCTATGGTTAGACAGGGTGGCGTGATACTTCTCCACGATACCATCTCAAAACCAGAAGTGCTTGAAGCCGTAAAAACATATCTACATACCAACTCTCACCTGAGATTTGAGAACAGGGCGTTTAATAATGGTCTTGGAGTAATATGGAAGTAGAGATTTCCGTAATAATTCCCGCTTGGATATTCGATAATCAGCTTTTAGTTTTTACCCATAGATGTTTAGAGCAAGTCCGTACCACCCCCAATATGGAACTTATTGTAATAGATAATGGTTCTACTATGGGACAAGATATGATGATGGACTTCGCTGATATATATGTTAGAAATAAAGAAAATCTAGGATTTACTAAAGCAATAAATCAGGGCATTAAGTTAGCTACTGGTAAATATGTGGTATTAGGAAACGACGATTACTTCGTTCCACCTGATTGGGAAAAACCCTTGATACGGATACTTGAGAGCGTTAAAGACTGCGGCTCTATAACCCCTACGATACTTGGTAACCCAGTCATAGATGCTGACCTGTGGGGGTGTGGGCTTCACGGTTCTTGGGCTATGTATAAAAGGGAAACCATAGATAAGATAGGGTTTTTAGACGAACAATTCAAAAACAACTTTTCAGATACCGATTATTCTTTTAGGCAGTTCGATATAGGGTTAAGACCTATGCAGACACGACTTGTAGTAGCAGAGCATTATGGTGGTGCAACTTGTGATAAAGTCGAAAAAGATGGTAGAGAATATGAAGAAACAAAAGCTAAATTTTTGAAAAAGTGGGGGGATTCTAAGTATATGGACTCCTACAAACAACTATGAACCATTCCCAAGCCTATAACAACCTATTAGTGGTGAATAAAGTATTTAATGAGCTTAATGTCACATTTTGGCTTGATGGTGGAACTTGCTTGGGGGCATACAGGGAGAACGCATTTTTAGACTCAGATTTTGATATAGACATTGGTATGTTGGGTGAAAATGACAACAAGATACCACAGATAATCGGGGGGTTAAAGACGCAAGGTTATGGACATTTTCACCTTAAAGAACATCCTTGCGGGGTTGGCAAACAGATTTCCTGTATTAGGAACGGGATTTCACTTGATGTGTTTGTTTATTATTTACGAGGCGATAAGAGGTTTAGGGTGATGTTCGATGAAAGCCCACATAAGACTGTTAGGCATTTTGCTTGCGTATATCCAAGACATCTGTTTGAGGATTATGAGCAGATTGATTTTATGGATTATGGAGTTACTTTTAATCTGCCTAAACCTTGTAATATATATTTGGAGGCACAGTATGGAGATTATACAAAAGATAAAACAAAAGATGAGTTCCATTGGCAAACGGATTACAAGTCTATGGACGAAACCTTCCCCATCTACGACAAGCCAAACGGAAGGCGAAAGTGGTTTTACACAGAAACAATACACGGCAAAGAGGCTGACGGGTCTTTCTTCCGAAACCTCATCAAAGAGGGGTTCAAAATCTATCCCATCGAGATTACGGCGTTACGGCAAGTCAAGGATGGGAACAAAAGGTTAGCATCTTATAAGGCGTTGGGAGTCCCAATGATAGAGTGTTATGTCGAGAACTGAGGCGATAGCAGAAGCAATAAAAGATTACCTTATTGGTAGGTCTGTCCTTGATATAGGTTGTGGGGATGGGGAGCAGATGAGGGCTTTCTGTAAATATGCCGATGATATTAGGGGTGTAGACATTAAATATGGGTGTGATGTATTCAAAGACCCCATTCCGTTAGCCAATGTTTATTATATTTGGATAAATCCCCTAAAAGAGAATATTGAAATAGCCAATATGCTAAACGATGGTTATATAATACTCGGTGCTAACCCAGAGAATAACGAATTTCACAATTTATCAAAGATAGAAAACGCTAAAAGTATAAAAGAAATAGATGTTGTTTACGACGATACCCACAAATTCAAATTAACGGTGGTGGATAAGTATGTTAGTCCCATTATACAAGGGGTATGAAAACCCCCAGCAACAGATAATAGCTTTATGGCTCCATTATAGACTCCGTATAGAGCTTATTGAGAATATCCATATTCACTTTGGGGACGATGGGGAGCATAGGGTTGAATTATCAAAAGATGAGTTTTTGGAACTTGCCGAAGCATTTGAGAGGGTTTAATGGGCAAAGTTAGTCGCTACATCTACGCCAAAGAAATTAAGGATTCACCAGACGAGGGGGCTAACCATTTAGAATTACATCTCTCTCACGATGGTTACCACCTTCATTATAGAAACCTAAGAATAAGAATCAAAGAAAATGAAATGCCTATGTGGAAAGAGGCGTTTTCTCATGCAAAGAAATACATTAAACACCAGAACCTACTGTAAAGGATAGTAATGCTTAATCGTGCCTTGGCTTCGATAGCTTTTGAAGTTGGAGACCTTGTCGGAGATACTAATACTACTTTTCTGACAAGAGTAAAGAGATTTCTCAATAATAGATATTCAGAAGTTTTAATGCGTAGTTGTGCTACGCAATGGACTATGGCTTCCCTCGCATCGTTAGGGGATAGCTCGATACCTACGCTCGGAATGGGTGAGGTAATCCAAGAAGGGGCTACGGCTGATGCTTGGAGGGCTAAGAGGAATTATTCTAAGGGTGTATTCCACGACAATATGTTTGAGAAGAAGCTCGGAGATTTTATAATTTCTGGTGATTATAACAGATTCAATGTTTCGCTTTCAAGATACTTAGGACACGACGAATGAGACGGCAATTTCCTGTAATTCCAGATGATACCCCTTTATTTTTTGTCCGCAGGGATTTAAGCGGAGGCATCAATACACGACAGCACGAACAGGTAATAGGGGAAAATCAAGCTACCGTTCTAACCAATGTGATGCTCGATGTGGCGGGGCAGAGATTTCTAAGGAGCGGGCTAACTCTAATAGAGGATTTAAGCAATAATGCTGGAACTGGTGCATTTGGGTTTGAACCCGACGGGGGGACTAACGAACTCTTAGTAACTCACGGTGCTAAGTTAGAGGGTTGGACGGGTGCTGGTGCATTCACCGAGCATAAGACCGACTTTACATCGGGTCTTT